GACGGAATGGGCGGACCTCCAGCCGGCACCGGGATGCAAGCCATTTCGATACAGCGACCCGGCACCAACGCGGCGGCGGCGGCGCCCGCGGCCTCTTGCGTTTCGCCGTTGACAAACGTCGCCCCGATGAACTTGCCGCTGTGATTGTCCGCGATACTCACATAGAAAAGCATTCAGTTCTTACCGGCCCGGTATAAGTGAACAGCGCCGACGTGCTTCGCCAACTCGTGCATCAGGACCGAATCAGAAGAAACCTCGGCTACTTCTTCGGCGTTCAGCGCGCGCACCGTTAAATCGTCGTTGTGGATCATCACGGCCCCGCAGCAGATGCAGACGACGAGCTGACCGGCGCGCTTATCGTTGCCGTGCCCACTCAGCGAACTAGAAGCATTGAACCGATGGCCGCATTGCAGGCAATAGCACGGCGGAATCTTAGCCGTGCCCTTTTCCCAGAATTCCATCATCACCGCTATTGTGCCAGCAATTTTAGACGAGATCACCGCGCCGGCCGAGCCCGCGATCGAGCCCGCGCGACTGACGCCGGCCGCGGCGCGTTTGGAGTTTCCGCGCAAACTTGAATTCCTTTTCGAGCCGCATTGGTGCAAGGTCCTCTACGGTGGCCGCGGCGGCGTCAAGTCTTGGAGCATCGCGCAGGCGTTGCTGATTCTCGGGCAGCGCAAAACGCTTCGCGTCTTGTGTTGTCGCGAGCAAATGAACAGCATCGCCGAATCTGTTCACCATTTACTCGAAAAACAAATTGAACGCCTCGGCATGGGCGTCGATGTCCTCGGACCCGCGGAAGGGTACCGCGTCGAAAAAAACCACATCTACGGCCCGAACGGGACAGAGTTCGCATTCACCGGCCTGCGCGATGCGGTCAACATCAAGTCTTACGAAGACTTCGATATTTTTTGGGTCGAAGAAGCGGCCAACGTTCGCAAGCGTTCCTGGGACATCCTACTGCCCACGCTGCGCAAAGAGGGCGCAGAAATCTGGATCAGCTTCAACCCGGAGCTGGCGGAAGACGAATCATACATCCGCTTCGTCCTCAACCCGCCACCCGGCGCCATCGTCGTTAAGACTTCGTGGAGAGATAACAAGTGGCTCACGGAAGAGCTTCGCCGGCAAAAGGATCATAGCGAGAAAACCGACCCGGACGGCTTCTTACAAATTTGGGAGGGACACTGCAAGCAAACGCTCGACGGCGCAATTTACGCGCACGAGATCCGCGCGATGACCGCGGCGGGACACATCACGCGCGTACCGTACGACCCGGCGCTGCCCGTTCACACCTATTGGGATTTGGGTATTGCTGATTGCACTTCGATTTGGTTTGTGCAGGCGGCGGCGTTTGAGTTTCGCTTCATCGACTTTCTGCAGGACCGCAACCGGGCGTTACCGTACTATCTGCAGAAGTTGCAGGAACGCGGCTACGTGTACGGCTTTCACAACCTGCCCCACGACGGCAAGCGGCGCGACCTCGGCACCGGAAAGAGTATTGAGCGGCACATGCTCGACGCCGGCCTCAAGGTGAAAATCGTTCCCGAGATTGGGCTCACAAACGGCATGAACAGCGCGCGGAATCTATTCGCGCGGGCCTGGTTCGATGAACAGAAATGCGCGGACGGACTCACTTGCTTACGGCGCTACTGCTGGAAGGTGGACCCAATCACACGCATTTACTCAAAAGAGCCGCTACACGACGACAATTCACACGGAGCAGACGCCTACCGTATGGCGGCCGTTGGGCTGACCGAGCCAGCGAAAAAGAAGGAAGAGACGAAGCGGAAGAACGCCGCGGCGCGCTTATCCGTGTGGAGCTAACACCGGGCGGCTTGCGGGGGATCGGGGGATCAGGCACACCCCCATTATTTCAATGCTCAGAATCTTAGATCTGCTCGACGGCGTTGTGATTTTCGGGCGCAGCCTCGCGAACCTACTGGACGTGCTCGCCGTCGCAAGCCTCGCCGTCGCCGTCTATTTCGTGGCGCGTCGCTACCTTCGCTAGTTGGTCCGCAAGCCGTTCGATTTCGCGGCGCACGTAGGGCAACATACGGTAAACCTCGCGCGGGAAGATGGCACGGTGAGCGCGGTGAAGATCTTCACGGCGAGCGTACCAGGCGGCGAGTGTCGGGTGAAGTTTATCCAGCTCGCGCTCGCGGGCGGCCATAGCGGGCGAAAGGTCGAAGCTATGGCCGCAGTCGAAACCAATCCACCAGACATCGGCGGGCATGCCCGGCGCCGGAACGTGGCAGATGGCGCCGGAACACGGCGCGGAGTAGTTCACGCCTTGATGGGCTTTTAGATCAACGTCGAAGTCTCGCCACTGCACGCCATAAAGCGGATGCGAGGACGGCACGCCGACGTAACCGCACCAGTGGCCATAGTGATCGTGGCGCAGGGCGAAACACGCAAAGCCGGCACGGATGAAGTCAACGCGATCCGGTTCAGTTTGCCAGGGCCCCGGCCCCCAAGTGCTTTTGTCGATCGGCGGCGTGAGAATTTCTTCGCTCATCTTCGAGATCTCCTTCGACCATTGTGGCTCTCCCGGCCCCACCCACGGCACGCCCCCGGTGAGTAGGTTGCGCGTCACCCACCCAGGCGGCAGGTGCGGAAGGTCCTGCCAAGCGGGCAGCTTCGGCCCCGACCAATAGACAGTGGAACCCGGATAAATCGCGCGATTGGGAAACGTGGGCCCCCTCCACAATTCGGCGATGTCGTCGGACGGACTGAAAAGATTTCCGAGCCCGCGAGCGATGCCGATACCCGACTGTTCACCGGCAGCGAGACCGGACGCTAACGGGACAGACTTGACGGCCGCAACGGCGGCAGAAGCGGCAGAAGGCGCGCCGGCGGCACCCATGACGAGGGAACGGAAGAAACTACGGCGATTCACTCTTTGATTGTGTCTCGCGTCTCGGGTTCGATGTGGGACCCGCTCACGGTCTCTTGATCGAGTTTCAAGCGGAACTGGCGGAACTGGTGCATCAGTGCAGCCGCGGCCCCCTCGGGATACTGCTCAGCGGAAAAGAACGCATAAACCATAGCGTCGGCTTCGGTCCGCGCGGCCATCTGTACGATGTCGGCGGCGACCTTGCGAGCGTCGGCCATCGAAAGCTGTGCCTGCGTGTCGCCGATCATGAGCCGAATGTAAGGCAACTTATCCCGCATCGCTACGATGCCGTCGACAACGACGTGAGTAGCGGGCTGCTTCATGGCCGTTTGGCTTTCGGTCCGAGCGTCTTGAGCGTCTTGTGGCCCGCGGCTCTCTTCTTCGCCCAGGCGGCCTTCATCCGCTTCGACTGTGCTTCTCTCTGGGAGGCCGTCATGGGCGGCCTGCCCTTGTGTTTCGGCTGTGGCCCCGGCTTGGCGTCATCCGCGTCCGCGCGCTTGTAACCCTGCAGCAGCTCAATAACCGCACTCAAAAGCACTATCTGCTCTTCAGTTTCTTTGATGATCTGATTCACGTCGTAAGGCATTACCTCGCAGTTTACCCAATAAAAAACCATGGCACGCTACAAATCAGCCGCACCGCGGCCCTCGACCCGCTTACCCCAAGAAGACGCCCCGGCCCCTTTGATGGAACCGCCACCGGCCGCACCGAAAAAGCTTTCGCCGGCCGCGGCGACTCGCGTGATGGCGAGAGCCAAAGCGCTGATGGGAGGCAAGAAGTAAGATGTCTCGCACGTTGCAGGAAAAGCTCTTGGTCAACCGGATGCTCGGCCAGAACGGTCTCGGTCAACTGGATGACCCCGGCTTAGTGAAGCAGCTCGGGTTTGCTTTCGCGCAAGTGATCCGCACGCATGAAGCCCTGCGCGAGCTAATCAACAAGTGCGAGCCCCGCGAGCGGTACAACATGCTCGAAGTATTGCGGCCTTATCTTTGCTTCAAGCCGAAAGCGCTAGATATCTACATCGCCGAAATGGCAGCGCTCGCCGATGCGCGCCGGATGCCGACGCAAGACGCGGACGGCAACCTGCAGCCGCACCGCTCGGCCGAAATTGGCACCGCGGCGCCGGCCCCCACGCCCGTCGAAACGTACTACGAAGCGCAGAGAGCGCTCATTGCGCACGACCTCCACAAACCCGGCGCACGCAAGACCGACATCGAAGTAGCGAACGCCGCCGTCGCCGAAGCGACGGCCAAGGCGCATCTGTGGCTAGTGTGCGGACAATGCACCCGCGAAGGCGAATACCACGGATGGGACAAAACCGCCGCATTGAGCGCGGCCCGGATGGACGGCTGGACGCTCGCCGCCGCGACCGAAAAAGAGCACTGCCCCAAGTGCGCCGCTAAATAAATTCAATCTTCGCGGACGGAAACGAATCGGTTGCCGGTTTCCCGGTGATTCTTTCGACCTGGTTCGTGGCGTGCGGCAGGATGCGCACCTCAAACGAAGCCGATGCCGGTATCTCGCCCGCTTCGCTCATCGCGGTTATCTGGCTCACGATCTTCCCGCCGCAGGGATTACAAACGGCCTGCCCCCCTTCGAGCACTTGCTTTAGACCGAACTCCGAGAGCTGCAGCGGCACGCCGCACATGCAGCACTGGAACCCCTGGAAGTAACTCGGCTCAATCGGCTCAGGCGGCACCGCACGGCGGCAGATGACGACGGGCTTACCCGGTTCTAACGGCATACCCAACAGCGTAACGAAACAAATTCCCATGGCAACAAAACCGAACGACGAAGTTCTGCTCAAGCAGATCCGCGACGACTATCTCTATTTTTCCGAAGCGTGGAAGAAGGCGAAGGAAGAGCGCGCGATCGACATCCGCTATTTGCAGGGCGATCCGTGGGACCCGAAAGATAAGAAGGCCCGCGAGGACGATGGCCGCCCCGCGATCAATCACGACGAACTCAACCAGTACGTAAACGCGGCCGTGAACAATGTTCGGCAAAACAAGCGCGCCATTAAAGTCTCACCGGACGGCAACGGCGCGACCGAGAAGACCGCGGACCTGCAGGAAGCGCTGGTCCGGACGATTCAGAAGAACTCCAAAGCGCCGGCCGTCTTTTGCGCCACGTTCCAAAACATGATCGAGGGCGGCTATGGCTCGCTGCGAGTCAGCCGCAAGTATAAAGACAAGCGCTCTTTCGAGCAAGTCATCACCATCAAGGGCATTCCGAACCCCGATAGCGTCCTGCACGATCCGGACTGTATCGAGCCGGACTGGAGCGATCAGCGCGCGTGCTTCGTCCTCGACCCGATGAGCGACGACGAATTTAAACGCCGTTGGCCGCGGGCGAAGAAACAGGACTTCACCCAAGAAGATATGCGCGTGGCCCCGCAATGGCTCGCCGACAAAAAGGTTTTAGTTGCCGAATATTGGCACGTGGAACGCGAGGAAAAGAAGATCTATCTGCTCGCTTCAGGCGAAACGGTAGACGAGTTGCCGCTCCACCGCAAGTCGGTGAAAGAGCGTTGGCAGGAAGTCCTTACCCTTTACCAAACGTTCACGAACGGCGTTGAAATTCTCGAATGCAACGAAGAGCTGTGCGAACTCATTCCCATTATTCCGATGATCGGCTTGGAACGTTGGTACGACGACGGCGCCGGCCCCAAGCGTGAAATCAATTCCATGATCCGCCTCGCGCGTGATCCGCAGATGAGCCACGCCTATCTCTGCTCGCAGGAAATGGAAGAAGCGGGCTTGACGCCGAAGACACCCTATGTCGGCTACACCGGCCAGTTCGAAACCGACAAGGATTCGTGGGAGACCGTCACGAAGAAACCGCACGGCTACGTGCAGGCAGATCCTACGGTGGATGGCGTGACCGGGCAAGTGTTACCACTGCCCCGGCGCGAAGCGTTTACTCCCAACTTTCAGGCGTACGAAGTGGCGAAGGACTCGACCCGGCGCGCCGTGCAAGCGGCCATGGGCATTGCTCCGCTTCCCACCGCGGCCCAACGCAATAACGAAAAGAGCGGCGTGGCGCTCGAGAAGATTACCGAAGCGCAGAACCTCGGCAGCTACCACTTCATCGACTCTTTCGATAGAGCGCTCGACTACGCGGGCAAAGTGATCCTGTCATGGATTCCGTTTGTGTACGACTCCGAGCGCGAAGTGGCGCTTCGCCAACCGGACGACTCGCACCAAATCGTAACGCTCAACTCCGAAACGCCACAGATTAACCCGAAGACCGGCGAAGCGGAAACGTTCAATACCGACGAGGGCGACCATACGCCCGATGTCAGCACCGGCCCCTCTTACCAATCGCAGCAGGAAGACGCGGCGGGCTTCTTAGACCAGCTCATTAGCAACCTAAAGGGCTTGCCGCTCGCGATGCCCCAGGCGCAGAAGCTTCTCGCGCTTGCCATCCAAATGCGGAACTTGGGCCCGAAGGGCGACGAGATGGCGGAAATTATCAGCCCGAGCGACGCCACCCAACAGCAACAGCAGCAGGCAGCGCAGCAGCAGCAACAGCTTCAACAGATGGGCGAACAGTTCCAAAAGATGCAGCAAGAGCTGCAGAAGCTCCAACTCGAACGCGCCGGCAAGATGATCGACAACCAAACGCGTAAAGACATCGAAGTTATGAAGCTCCAAGCTCAAGTCACCGTCGCCGAAATCGACACGAAGGCGCAGGAAGCGAGCGAGCGGAACGAGTTTGTCGGCGATATGGAAAAACAATTCCACGCCCAGGCGCACGACGTAGCGCTGCAAGCGCACGACCAGGAACACCAGCAGGGCATGGCGCAACAGCAAGCGGCCCAGGCCCAGGAGTCGCAAGCCTCCGACCATGATTTCCAAGCGCAGCAAGCACAGCAACAACCCGAAGAACCCCAACAATGAAACGAATCCTATTCCTCGCTCTCGTGACGGCCGCGGCGTGCCTCGCCGTATCGCCCGACTGTTCAACGTGGTTTGAAATCACGAACGACCAAACCATTCATATAGATCAGGCGCACGTCATCAACCTCGGCCCCTCGCCCGCGGTAGCGACGCAAGGCTGTACGGCGTGGACCGTGCTTTACGCAGCCAGCGGCTTTGCGCAAACCTCCATCCAGGTAGAGACCAGCTCAACCGTGAACGGCCCGTACACTCCCTGGCCTGGTGTCGTGAATTATGGACAGATCCCCTTCACCCCGACCGGCCAAACGTCCGGGTACATCAACCTCACCGGCACCTATAACTATCTCCGCGTGAACATGCCTTTTGCGTTGGGTACGGGCGTGGCTTACATTCAGGTGTTCGGATGGGTGAACCCGTCGAATGTCGGTTCGAACGTAAGTTATCCGGTAGCGAGCGGCAGCGGCGGCGGCAGCAGCGGCGGCAGCATCGTCATTCAGTCCGGCTATGCTCCCACCTCTAGCGGCGCGTTTGGTTATGATTCGCTCAACAACGAATTCGTCGGCGGTCTCGGCGGCTCGACCGTGGCGTTTCCATGGACGGCCAAATCGTCCGTGCCAATCGCGGGCGATTGCGCGGCATGGTCTTCGAACTTCCATTTGAATGATCCCGGCTACCCTTGCGCGTACTTCTCGGGCGGGACCTCTGTGACTGGCGTTGTTCCGACCTTCGCCAACAGTCAGGGCGCGATTGGCAACGGCTATGCAGTTGTGACAACGGTAGGAAGCCCCGGCTCGAATAGCAACCTAGCGACCGAAGCGGCGATCCGCACGGCCATCGGCGCAGGCGGCGGCGGGAGCAGCTTACCGACGATGAGCACCGCAACGAACACACTCGTTCTCACAAACAACGGCACTACCGCGTCTTGGGGCGCCGTGACGGTCGACGGCAGCGGGCTTTGTTGGGGCGCCGCTTGTCCGGGTGGCTCGGCTACCTCCGGGCTCGGCCTCTTAACCGCCGTCATTCCAAACACCGGCACCGCCAACACCTTCACCGGGCGCAACTATTACAGCGTGAACCCTATCGACCTGGCGCAGCTTTCGAGCGCGCCGACCGTACCCGCGGCCGGCAAAGTGGCGATCTATGCGGACACGGCGGGCGGCCTCCATACGTTGACACCGGCCGGCGTCAACACGACCCTCGGCGCAGGCGGCGGCGGCACCTATTTATTGTGGGAAGGCTCAGCCTATACGACCTCTGCCACGAACTTTACAACGGCCTGCCCGTCAACGGGATACAACTACACGAGCTTGCCCGCCATCACCATCCCGGCAGCAACGGCAACCCTCGGCGGCAATATCAAATTTACAGTTCGATATTTCTTCACCGGCACCACTTCCGCCTTCTCCACTGCGCTAGTGGCTCCCGAGGTTAACTTCGGCGCGGCTGGCACGACGGGCTTATTTATGTACCTTGGCGGCTCCAATGCCCAAGACCAAAACTCAATGGTCTTTGAGCAAAACTGGACCGTGTTCGGCTCCTCTTTGGAAACGCAAGGGGCAATCCAGATCTATTCCTCGGGCGGCAACACGAGTTACAATCTTTCTTCTTCGGGAACGGGGACCGGCATCGGTGGCACTGATGCAATTTCGGGCACGATCGCAATCCAGCCTATTTTGCACTGCGGGACAAATATTGCAGGGCTGGCGGGTTCCTTCTTGGCTCGCTACGACGTACAGGTGTGGAAGTAAGACACATGAAAACAAGGCTCATCGCTCTCGCGGCTTTCGTTTGCACCGCGGCCCTTGGCAACGTCTGCACCCCGGCCAATGTCGCCGCGTATGGTCCCAACTTCGGCGCGGTTGTCAACGGTATCGACGGCGTTGATTGGGGCGTGGCTCGCGTGCTGTGGACCTCGGACCTCAGTCCCGGCGCCGTGACCGCGATCCGAATCCAATACGCAAGCGCGACGGAATGGGCGGCGAATCCCGGCGTTTATCCGCATACCGATTGGCTCTATGGCAACCCCGGAAATCCGAACCTTCCCAACTTCAACGTGCCCACGACGACGACGATTCAGGGCGGCATCCTCTCCGGGCTTTCGCCGCTCACTACCTACCATGTGCTCGGACAGAGCTATCAAGGCGCGGCCTGGTGTAGCGCAACCGATGAGACTTTCACCACTCTCGCCAAACCCGTCGTGACTCCGGACCCGCTCAAGCCGGCCACCTTTACGACGACAGCGCCGGCCATGACAGGCACGCACTATATCTATGGCGTGAGTTGCGGCCTCGGCGTCGGCGGATCAGTAGCAGCCGTCACGAGCCAAGTACAGGCCTGCTTCAATGCGGCGACCCCAGGCGATGATATTGCTTTCCCACCCGGCACGTATCAGATTTACAACATTACCCTGCCTGATTCGCCGCACGCCGTCGCCATCACTTGCACGGCGACCGGCAGCACTTGCACGCAAACCGCGGGCGCGGTTCCAACAAATGGCGAATCGGTGTTTTTTTATCATCCCCCTCTGCCCATCAATCCCGGCGCGACCGGCGTCTATACGATCATCAACCGAAGCGGCGCTTCGAACCCCGTCACGTTTCAGGTTTCGCAAGACGGCATCAACCCAATCACTTTTCTAGACGCAGGTTATGGCGGCGCGGAATATGCGCCCTGGCCACTCGTCCCCGGCATTCAGTCCTACATCACGGTTCACTCGACGGCGGCGGCGGCGAACCTGCCACCAACGGGCGTACGGCTCGGCCCTGATTCGCTCGCGCAATATCTGCCATACATGCCTAACTTCCAGATGATGGACCCGCTTTATGGCGGCGGCGAACAGTTTGGCTTCGCCGCTTTCACCGCAGGCTGGTACTTCGAGAACGTGGCCATGTCGACGGACCCAACGAATGTCTATGCGGCCTCGAATCCGCTTTCGCCGATCGGTTTCCGAACGCCTTACCAGAGCAACGTTACGAATTCAAATCTTGTGTTCAACCAGGTGGCCTTCATCCCGGCCCCCCCGCCGAATCGTTCCGAGTTTTTCCAGTGGAGCGGCACGAACATCGCGATGGTGAATTCCATGCAAACGGGAAACGACTGGTGGCAGCCGTCCTTTTATCCGGTTGGCAACGCGAACCCGACCTCTACAGCGAACTCCATCACCATCCCCCCATTTACGCTCGATTGGGTGGTAGCGGGCGGCGCGAACGGCGTTGGGCAAATCGCAAGCTGCACCTACGCAGGCGGCGGCGTTTCTTCCATCGTCGGCAGCACGGCGGGCACGGCGTACATTTGGGCGGCTCCTGCGGCTCCTGGCGTGGGCGGCGCGTGCAACGTCTACGTGATGTTGCCCGGCGCCAGCACGACCGCGGCGCAGACCGGCACGACGGCAGCGATTGCCAGCAATTCACCAAGCTACCCGACCTACACCTACACCGGCCCCGAATTTGGTTGGACCCAAACCGAATATTCGGCCTTTCCTTTGACCACGGCTACCCTCACTTCGGCGGGCGTAGTGACGGGCGTGACGTGGTGGGCTTATACCGGCTACTCGCAAACCAACAGCATTGGCTCGGGCGGCGGAATCGAAATGGACTTCTGGGGCCCGTGGATTTTCGACAACGACTATTTTCAGGGAACGACCATCGTCGGCCCGTTTGAAAGCACGGCAGACACACCCTGTTACCCAGATTCCACTTACCCTTGCGCCTCCATCGCCCCTACTGGCAACGTGTCGATTACGCGCTCGACGCTCACGACCAACGCCTGTTACTTGGTTACGTCCTCGTGCTGGAACGGCATCAATGCGAATTGGCGAAACTTCTACGAGCAAAAAATCGGCATCAATTCTATGCTCGATGGCAACATCTTCGGACCAGGCGGCGCCGGCATCGGCGAAGGACAGGCGGGCGGCCTGCACGAACAATTTACCTCCACAACCCCTGTACCCGGCCATCCTTACTACCTCAGTTCCGCTAACTTCACCTTCACGAATAACACCGTGGCGCACACGGCCGCGGCGGGCTTCACGACCGGGCAAAGTTTCAGTTACGTCTCCTCCATGAGTTACCCCACGCTCAATTTTCTAGTGCGGAATAACTTATTTGTCGACGCGAACGGCTCGCGCAACGGCCAAAACCAACCGATTTCCGATGGCCACACCAACCAGAACAATACGCCACAAGGCGCGTTCACGCAGTTCGCCGGCTTCGGTGAGAATTACACGGTCGATCACAATACAATCCTCGGCCAAGGCGGCTCGAACAGCCTCATTCTGTGGATCAATGAATTCGCTTCGAGCGGTATCCGGTTCACTAACAACGTGTTGAACTATCTCGGCCAAACCGACCTCTATGCGGGCTCGCAGGCTGGTGTCTTCTATTCCGCGAGTGCCACGACGGGCGACCCTTGCTATTCCGCCACGCCGTACACCGCGTTGCAGCTCTTTTCTACGTGCTTACCGTATTCTGCTTGGGCGGGCAACGTCGTCCTCGCCACCTGGTCCAACGCCACGACCTTAGCGGAATGGGCTTATTCGGACATCAACACCGCGAAGGCAACCTTTCCGACTTCGAACTGGCCGAACCCAATCGCGGGCACAATGGCCTCACGAATCAATGCCGTTGGCTGGATGGCCGCGGACCCCGCGAATGCCTGCGTCACATTTGCCTGCAATTTGCGCCTCGCCTTCAGCTCCGCATACACAAGCGGCAATCAAGCCAGCACGACCTCGCCGACAACAGACGGCCTCGCCGTGGGCGCGGATATCGATCAACTGGAAGCGCACCAAGGCAAGGTGTCGGGCGTCCACACGTTCTCGCCATCCTCCACCGGCATTACCATCGGCTGGCTCGCGCCGTCGTCCACGTTCGCGTGTGGCGTCGATTATGGCTACACCCCTTTTTATAACGGCAGCAGTGGGTCTTGGACCCGCGTCGCCGGCAGCGCCACCGCGCGCCTGCAGAGCATCGCGCTAACAGGCCTCACGGCCCACGCGCTTGTGTACTACCGCGTCAACTGCGAAGTCATGCAGCCGACCGGCAGCGTACAGCTCCCCTAAGTTCTTCTCAATTTCTCCCAAAGGATTTTTCCCAACTATGGACGTTAACAGCACACCTGCGCCCGCGGACTCGTCGACCGCGGTAATTGAAAGACCTTCCCCCTCAGAGAGCAGCGCCTCACCCGGCGCCGAATCCTTCGAGGTGCCGAAAGACCCGGCCGCGCGCCTTGAGTGGCGCAAGACCGGCAAGCTTCCGGAAAAAAACAACACGCCGAAAAAAGAGGCATCGGCTCCCTCGACCAATTCCGAAACCAATGCCCCCGCCTCGGAAGCGGGTTCTGATTTGCAGGAACGGAAACAACGTTCAAACGCGGAAACACGGCTCACGGAGCTATTGGGCGATTTGAAGCGCGCGGGATTATCACCCGCGGAGCTGAAGACGTTCAAGCGCGAAGTAGCAGCAGCAGCCGCGGAGCAAACGCCAAACGACGCCACCCCGAAACCGGAGCACACCGCAAAGCCGGCAGACGCGCCCAAGGCCCCCGAGTATGGCAAGCCCAAACCGAAACTCGATGACTTCGATTCGATTGAAGAATACACTGAAGCGTTTTCTGAATGGAACGCGGATAAACGTGACTTCGATAAGTCTGTCCGCGACCAGCAAGAGACGCAACAGAAAGAGCTTTCAACCAAACTCGAAGCCGCGCGGGAACGCTACGGCGCAGAGACGGACGCCCACTTACAAGCGGCGGCGCGCAGTATCTTCAACGATGCCGCGATTCCAAGCGCTGTAAAGGCCATCGTCAACGATTCGCCCGTCCTCGTGGACTTGCTCTATACGCTCGGCTCAAAGAGCGGCGAACTGGAGGCCTTCATCGCGCTCGCGAAAGCGAAACCGGGCGAAGCCATCCGCAAAGCCGTTTTAATGGAGCGCTTAATTGCCGACGAACTCGGCAAACCGGGCGCTTCGGCCGAAACCGAAAGCGACGCTGCAGCCGCAGCCGCTAACCGCGACGAAAGCGGCAAATTTGTTTCCGAAAAACCTGCCAAACGAGTAACCCAGACGCCTGCGCCTCCGCGGGAAGCGAGCGGCCGAGCCGCTGCGCCTCCGGATGCGTTAGACGCCGCAGCAAAAAACGGAGATTTCCGCAGCTATCGCGAACATGCGAACCGGCGCGACCTCAACCGTTTTAAAGGCAACTAACCCGACACATGGCAAACAATTTTCTAAACACTAACTGGGTCTCCATGGAGATCCTTCGCCTACTCGTCAACTCTCTCGAAGTGTGCGAGTATTTCAACCGCGATTGGGAGAAAGACTTCAAAAAAGAATTCGCCCCAGGCGCTAACATCACCGTCAAGTTCCCGCAACGTTTCACCGTCAGCGATGGCATGGGCTACGTCCCGCAGGCTCTCAGCCGTATCTCCACCACCGTCTCTTTGGATCAGTGGATTCAGTGCGGTTTTGAATGGGACGACTACGAGCGCGCGGTAAAGCTGGAACGCACCGAAACCGAACTTCGCGAAAACTATTGGCAGCCGGCCGCGGAAGCCATGAAGCAGGAATTTGATAGCCGCGCTGCAAAGTTCGCTTATCAGAATGCTTCGAACGTTTCCGGCGTTCTCGGCACCGATCCAACCTCAGTCGGCACTTACTACACCGCTCGCCAGATCATGAAGCAGCAAGCTTGCCCTCCCGGCAAAAAGTGCGCGCTGATTTCTTCGAGCATGATGAACTCTCTTGGTTCGAACTTGCTCAACACGTTCAACCCGCCTGATGAGATCTCGAAGGTATTCAAAGAAGGCGCGCTCGGTAAGATGGGCGGCTTCGACTTCTTCGAATCGAATTCTCTCTATTCGCACACGGCCGGCACTTGGGCGGCTTCCGTCACGGTGAACGGCTCGGGACAATCCGGCACCTCCATTACCATCACCTGCACCGCGGGCGATACGTTCATGCAGGGCGACAAGTTCAGCATGCTGAACACCAACGCCGTGAACCCCATGACTCGGCGCAGCCCTGGCCCGCTCAAGGCCAAGGTCTTCACAGTCACTCAGCCCCTTACTGGCGTCGGCGGCGGCACGGACGTCTTGAACTTCCTGCCCGCCATCTATGGGCCGACCAGCCAGTATCAGAACGTTGACGCTCTGCCCTTAACAGGCGCAGCGTTGACTCTGTGGCCCGGTACCGCCAGCCCGTACGGAAAAGTGGGCACGGTGGGCCTCGCGCTCTCGCGTTTCGCTTTTGCTCTCGTTGCAGCCAAGCTCTATGTGCCTAGCGCAGTAGAACACGGCGGGCAAGCGCAGGACCCCGAAACCGGCGTGGCCGTCCGCAAAGTTGTGGCATGGGACCCCTACCGCTCCATGCAGATCAATCGGCTTGACTCGCTGATTGGCTTTGGCAACCTTTTCCAAGACAACGGAGCTTGCACAGTTCTCGGCGCCTAATCGGTGGCGAGTGAATTTCACGAACAGGAACCTTTTCACATCATGCAAAAAATCAAAGCGTTGTATTTCAAACTTTCGCTCGCTGTGTCCGTCCTCGCGTTTGCCTCCGTGGCAAGCGCGCAGGTCTCGCTCACACAGACGAGTCTTTCTACCGCCATCACTACGACCAGCATCCGTTACATTCAGGTTGCGAGCGTTACCAGCATCACGGCCCCCTCGGCCCTCGTGCCGTCTTCTTCGCAGCTCTACATTGACGATGAAGTTCTGGACGTGGAACTGTTGAGCGGCAACATTGTCACCGTGCGCCGCGGCGCTAACGGCACCAAAGCGCGCACCCACTTGGTAGGCGCAAACGTGTACGTTGTGCCCTCCGGTCTCGGCGCGCTCATCGATTACCCGTTAGGCGGTTCTTGCATCACTGGCACTTATCCCGCCAATCCGATGATCGACTACCTTGACGCCATCACGTATCAGTGTCAAAACGGCCAGTGGCAAATCAACACCCTGCAGGGCGGCCAACACTTCCCCGTCACGTTGTTGCAGACCCCGGCCTACACCAATGCCACAACCTCGTTCACCAGCGTACCCGCGTTGGCTTTCCCGGTTGTCGGCAATCACACCTACACCGCGACTTGCCAAGTGGTGTTTCAGGGCTCGGCTACCACCGCAGGCCCCAAATTTCAGATCACCGGCCCCGCTTCTCCGACAAACGTATTGTTTGCCGTGGACGGCGCCACCGGATCCGCGGCTTATGCCGCAGCCACAGCCACCGCGTTCTCGTCGGCTGTTACCGCTTTCGGCACCTTGGGCGCAGCCACTACAAACTATGTGGCTCACCTGTCCGTTACCGTCATCAATGGCGTGAACTCGGGCACGGTGCAGCTCCAAGCGGCGGCCGTGGGCTCGGGCACATTGACCATTCAACCCGGTTCTTATTGCATCCAGCAGTAAGCAGGGTCTTCTTTCAAAACGACGGGCGCGGCGGATTCAACTCCAGCCGTGCCCGTTTTCTTTTGCGGTTTAGGCCGATCAGACTTCCATGCCGATCAACGAATCAAGCGGCAGAACCCGCAGCAATTTAACCAAGGCGCAACGGCTCGAAGCCGAAGCAGCCATTTACGGGCGCAGTCCCGAGCAAATCAAAAACACTATGAATCTCAACGAACTCACCCCCGAAGTAATCGAACAGCTCCGCGGCCTCCTGCAACAGCACGACGCCGCTCACCCGAAAATGCCCAAGGAGTTTGACCTCAACAACCCGCCCAAACTTCCTTACTCTTATCAAGAATTTCCGCGCATTGTTTACCACCACGGCAAGCGTATCCACGATGTCGCGAAAAACGCCGTCGATCTGGACGAAGCTCTGACGCACGGCTGGAGCAAAGAGCCTTTCCCGATGGAGTCCGAAAGCTCCGAGCCCTCCCTGAGCGCGGCCGATCTGGCGGAAATCTCAGCTCTCGACAAGAAGCTCAAAGAAAAACGCACCAAAAAGTAACCCACCATGAGCACAACTTGGAGCGACATTCTAAACGATGCCCTCGGTATCATCGGGTCGTATGCCGCGGCCGGCGATCCGCCAGAGGCCGAGGACGTACAAACAGCCGTCCGCTTTGGCAATCGCTTACTCGATTCGTGGGCGGCCAAGAGGCGCTATGCCTACAGCACCTCGTTTCAGGTTGTGCCTCTCACCGCAGGACATGGACCGACCTTGCTAGGCCCAGGCCTCGCGTCGCCTGACTTCGCTTGGCCGTCGCGTCCGGTGCGCATCGAAAGCGCGTCTATCATTCTCACCGACTCAACGCCCAACGTAGACCAACCCATTGAAATTCGTGACGCTCAGTGGTGGAACCGTCAACGGGTCAAAACGCTCCCCTCGAACATTCCCACCGATCTCTTTTATGAACCGGACTTCCCGAACGGCGCCGCCAACTTTTGGCCGGTCCCCAATTACGCTTATTCGGCGCGGCTTGAATTGTGGAGTTCGCTCGGCCAGATCCCGCTCAACGCCGATGGCCTCGCGGACCTTACGCAGCTCTTCGTCGCCGCTCCCGGCTACGAGCGCGCCTACGTCCTGACGCTCGGCGAAAACTTGGTCATACCGATGCACCGCAAGATGCCCCCGGAGCTGCCAGCGATGGCCGCGGCGGCGCGCATGGACTTCATGGGCAATAACATCAAGTCGCCGCGGATCGCAAGCGCGGACCATGGCACCCAAGGCCGACCTAGCGCCAGGGGCGGCGGCTTTAACTGGGGAACGGGGCAACCGGGCTAGGAGTATGGGCGGCAATCACGCCGTCTAAATAATCGATATCCGGTAACGGCAATTCTTCGCCGCACATTGGACAGCGGAGCAGCGCATTCGCGGCTACGACGTTGCGCAGCAGCACCGCCACAAACAGGTGTAGTAGCCCGCAGTTTCCACAGACGACGTGGAACGGTTTCATTTCTTTTTCCTTACCCATACTTCTATGAGATACCCAGGCTTCGTCGGAGGCACCTACACAGGCGAAAGCATGACGCCGGCAGGCGACCGCTCGATTAACCTTCAACCCGAGCGCACGCAAGGCGCAGGCGCACCCGAAAATAACGTCATTCTGGTCGGTACGGCGGGCTTGGCTCTCTATGTGACGCTGCCAGGGGCTTCGGTCCCTCAGCTCTATACCGAACCCGACAGCGGGCGCGTATTCGCGATTTCCGGGATGGCGCTTTACGAACTCTTTGCCGGTGGAACGGCCAGCGTCAGTTATGGCACCCTCGGCGGCGGCCCCTACTCGATCAAGAGCAACAACGTCGGGGAAATGGTGATTGCGTGCGGCGGCAGCGGCTACCACTTCAATCTAGCGACCAACGTCCTCGTGCCGCTTCTCTCGTTCCCAGGCGCGGCTGGTTTGAATGGCGTCGTTCAGTTTGAATTTATCGATGATTTTTTTCTAGCGCTGAATCCGAATTCGCGCGAGTTCCAAAACTCGAATTCGCAGGACGGCACCACATGGCAGTCTCTCAACTTCCAGAGCAAAAGCGGCGGCCCTGATAACGTCATCGGCTTCTCGGCTTCGCATGGCGAGCTGTGGCTGCTCAGTTCGCGCAGTGTTGAGTTGTATATCGACGGCGGTAGCGGCACGGCTTCGCCCTTCACCCGCTTGACGGGCGTCTTCTTAGAAACCGGCTGCGCGGCGGCGCAGAGCATCGTCAAGATGGACAATACTTTGTACTGGCTCGGCAACGATGAACGCGGCGCAGGCGTCGTATGGCGGGCAAACGGCTATAGCCCGCAGCGCGTTTCTACCCATTCGATTGAAGCGTTCCTTCGCGCATACGCCAAGTACGACACCATTAACGACTGTGTTGCTTATGCCGAACAAGTCGACGGCCACTCGAACCTGGTGATGCACTTTCCGAGTGCCACCGTCGAACCGGCCGCCACGGGCGGATGGGTCCCGAACGTTCGCCAGGGCGCTACCTGGGTGTTCGATCCCTCCACAAACCTGTGGCATGAGCGAGCGTATTGGAACGTCCAAAATGCGCAGTGGCAAGCCCACCTTGCGCGCTCGCACTGCTACGCATTCGGCCGGCATTTGGTCGGAGACTACCAAAGCGGCAACGTCTATGAGATGTCGGAGGACAATTACGACGATGCGGGGCAAGCCATCCGGCGCGTGCGTGTCGCCCCCCACATCAACGAAGAACTGACCGAGCTGGTCTACGACGAGTTAGAGCTTTCTATCGACGTGGGCCAGGGCAACGCCGCGGACCCTGATCCGGTTTGCGGTTTGCGCTTCTCGAAAAACGGCGGCCGAACCTACGGCGCGCAGCGCGTCAGACGGCTCGGGCGAGGTGGAGCGTACAACACGCGCGTGCGTTGGCAGAATTGCGGCGCCAGTCGGCGCGCCGGCTTCGAGTTCTCAACCATGGCCCGCGTTCCCGTTACTTTGATCGACGCATTTCTGCGCGTTACGGAGGGCACTAGCTAAATGAATCACGTTCTTTTACAAACCCCGGTTGTGGGGAAAGACGGCCTCATGACGCCGCTTTGGATCAAGCAGCAGATTGCGCTCACCTCCACCGCGAACGGCGGGCTCCAGGTTGATAACAACCTTTCCGATGTGGCGAACCCGGCCGCAGCCCGCACCAATCTAGGCCTCGACACCGCGGCCACTCTTCCGAAAACCACGTTTTTGCAGGCGGCGAATTCCCTCTCGGATTTGCCCACACCTGCAACAGCCCGCACAAATCTCGGCCTCGGCTCGGCTGCAGTGCAGCCCGTCACGGCGTTTGACACCGCGGGCGCAGCGGCGGCGGCGGCGGCCGCCTCCCTGCAGAAATCCGCAAACTTGAGCGATCTCGCAAGCGCTGCAACAGCCTGCACCAATCTAGGCCTCGGCGCGGGCTTGAGCGTAACTGTCCCCCTCGCCAAGCTCACAACGGGCGGCACCAACGGGACGCTAACCTACGTCAACGGCATCCTGACGGCCGTCGTCAACCCGACCTAACTAACCAAACAACCAAATGGAAAACAACAGCGAAACCGTCGCCCTCGCTGCGCCTCTGCGCGCGAAGATCAGCGCACTTGAGGAACAGATGCGCCAGTGCGAGCCCTTGGTGATTGAGCCAAAGCACCACTTCGCGCACGGCCTTTATGCGCGTGAAATTCTTGTGCCGAAAGGAACACTGCTCACCGGCAAGATTCACCTAGCGGAGCACTTGAACATTATTTCCAAGGGCGATATTTCCGTGATGACGGAGGACGGCATCAAGCGGATTAAGGCGCCGGCCACCCTCGTTTCGCAGCCCGGTATCAAGCGCGTGGGTTACGCGCATGAGGACACCGTTTGGACGACGATTCACGCCTGCAGTGAAACCGACATCGAAGCGATCGAAGCCGCGTTGGTAGTGGACACCTTTGCAGAATTTGATGCGCGGCAGCTTGCCGCGAAGGAAGAAAAACAATGTCATTTGTTGCCGTAGCGATTGGCGGGAGCGCATTACTCGGAGTGGGTGGAGCGGCCATCAGCGCAAGCGCCGCGGGCAAGGCGGCCAGTCAGCAACAGCAAGCCTCCACGAATGCCCTCGACTTCGAGGAGGGCGCGTTTGGTACCGTCCAATCGGCAGAGGCTCCTTACGAAGCGGCGGGCACTTCGGCGCTTGGCACCCTGCAAAACGATCTGCCCTCACTCACCGCGGGCTTTGATCCCACAGCCGCAGGCCTGCCTTCTAACTTCAGCTTTGACGGCTCGAAGCTCTCGCAGACACCCGGCTACCAGTTCGCTCTCGCGCAGGGCAACAATTCCGTGATGAACTCGGCGGCGGCGCGGGGTGGCGATGCCTCGGGCGCGGCCCTCGAAGCGCTCGACTCGTTCAATGTGGGCGAAGCGGATCAGAACTATAACAACGTCTACGCGCAACAACAAGGCACGTACAACTCGAATTATTCGGACGCCTACAACACCTATGAAAGCAACCAGGCCAACGCTTTCAGCCGGCTTGCTTCGCTGGTGGGTGTCGGCCAAACGGCCACCGGACAAGTAGCGAACGCCGCACAGAACTACGGCAACAATGCGGCCAGCATCGCGACCGGCGCAGGCAACGCGGCAGCCGCGGGCACCGTCGGCGCGGCGAATGCTTTCAGCAGCGGGCTCAGTGGCGCGGGCAGCACAGTTACAAACGGCCTCCTGTTGCAGCAGCTTTTGAATAGCAGCGGCAGCGGCGGCTCAGGGATCACCCCGAACGTGCAAACCGGCGCTTACAACTACAGCAACAACAACTCAGCCAATTTGCAGCTCGACAACAGCGGCTATGCGCCCCTCGTCACACCGGCCGGCACGCAAGGCACACAGTTCGCAACCGGCTGGTAACGAAAAGGATTTCTAAATGCCCATCGATCCAAGTATTCCCCTCGCAGCGCAAGCTCCGCAGCCTACCGACCCCATCGCGCAGTATGGCCGCATTATGCAGCTCAAGAGCGCGATGCAGGGCCAACAGTTGCAGGAGCAGCAACTCGTTGGTGCCCAGCAAGAAAACCAAATGCGCGCGGTCCAGATGCAAGACCAGCAAACCATGCGACAGGTCTTCATGGACTCGAACGGCGACCCTGACAAACTGCTCGCGCTCGCGCGGCAGCGCGGCGTATCGCCACAAACACTGATGCAGGTGCAGGGCTCGATTCTGGACATGAAGACGAAGGCGGCGACTCTCGACAAAGACACGCTGGCCAATATGCAAACCAAGAACGATCAGGTGCAATCGGCCTTTGCTCCCATCGTGAACGAAAAGGACCCGGTTAAGCAGGCGGCGCAGTGGACGCAAGCGCAGCGCGGATTACTGACTCAGGGTGTGATTACTCCGCAGGAAGCGGCCCAGATGGTATATCCCGGCTCGGCCGATGGCGTCAAGGTGTTCGTTGCGCATTTGAACATGGGCAAGTACGCGCTGGCCCAGGAACAGGAAGCGACCGCCACTCAACGTAATTCGGCGGCGGTCGAAAACCAAC